TATGCCGAGTATGCCGCAAACAATTGGGGTGAGGGAGGCACCGTTTGGAGGGTTCTCAAAACCTATAAGCATTCAGAAGCTGAAGCTAACGACCCGTATGCTCGATGGTTTGTCGCGGGTAAATCTCCAGGCACATACGGGTCTTGGGAATATGGTGATATGTATGCTCGAGATATAAAATCATATGCTGAATTTGTGGACGGGGACCCACAATGGCGTGACGAATACAGCGTTTAGTCTATTGGTGTCCAGCCTCGAGGGGCTGGCATCCAATGCACTCAACGAGAAAGGAAAGTGAATCAAATGGATAGACAATGTGAAAGATGTGAAAAAAATAACATGGATTTAGATTATAATTGTGTTCTCGATTTAGAAGAGATTATAGAAGTTCGCAGCAACAAATATGAAAGCATAAAGCAAGTGTATGATTTAGGTGCTTACTTTTGTCTTAGCTGTGCCGATAAAACAATAATGGAAATTGAAGGAGCTTGATAGCCAAAGAAATAATAAGGATAATGTAATCCCCTGGCCCTTGGGAAATGGGCCTCCTTTCTGCAACGCGGCCTGGTTTATCCAGGCCGCAAAGCATTTAAAAGGAAGGCCGCAAGGCGCAAGGCGCAAGGCCGCAAGACATACGAAAAACTTACAAGCTTTAATAATTATTTACTTGTGTTCTACACTCAATCGTTTAGACTAATCTTGAGACAGCAGAAAAGGAAATCTCATGAATAATTTTAAAGAATACATGGTTAAACAATATCAAATGGCAGACACTAGGGCCTTTGATCTGGACCTAGCAATTGACAAATTGCACAGCGCACTTGCTCAAATGGACCACTACAATCTTGGAATTATCCGGAATAATTTCCCGGGCCTATTGGATGCCGCGTCACTATGGGCAGATCAAAACCCGGGCATGAATAACTTTAAAGGCGACCAATGAAGAGTGCCATTTTATATGAAGGGCCAAGTCTATTAGATGACAAGCCCATCGTAGTTGTTGCGATCTATTCAGATCGCAACACAAAAACCGGGCATGTAGTCCAGACATACATTCTCTGCAAAGATATGAACCCAATGGAAGCAAGCAAGACTGGCGCAGATTTTTCTATCTGCGGATCTTGCATCATGCGCGGCGAAGTAACGACAGACCCCAAGCGCAAACTTGCCAAGGGCCGTCGCTGTTATGTCAAACTATTTCAAGGGCCGTTGATTGTTTGGAAGTCTTACAAGGCCGGATTATATCAACCCGGCAATGCAACGGACATGGGCCGGGGTCGTTTCGTAAGGCTTGGAACATACGGAGATCCCGCAGCGGTTCCGAAATATGTTTGGATTAACTTACTTGATCAAGCTAAGACTTGGACAGCATACACACATCAAAGCGCATGGTCTCCAGAAATTTGTATGCAATCCGCGGACACTTACGAGCAAGCCCAAGAACACTGGGCCGCGGGTCGTCGCACTTTCCGAGTCATCAAAGATCTATTGGATCTAGACAAAACAAACGAGATCCTTTGCCCAGCTTCCAAAGAGGCTGGCCGTCGGGTTCAATGTACAGCTTGCAAACTTTGCAAGGGATCGAGCAAAGCAAAATCAATAGCGATAGTGGAGCATTAAACATGGATGAAATATATTTTGATTTTGAACTTGATAATATAATAAGCGTCAAAGCTTCCAGGGACACTGATCCAGAAACTTTGCACCTAGAATTACGAACCAAGCTTCAAGAGTTACTCAAAAATAGAAGCGAGTCTTTTACCTTTCTAGGTACATACAAAGATTAAACAATGGGGCCAGGATATCCTGGCCCTAAACTTTTCCGGGCAAATAAAAAAAAAAATCAAGACGCAGGGCGCAAGGCGCAAGACATTCTAGATTCCAAAACAGGGCGCAAGGCGCAGAACAAGGGCGCAAGACTCTCGAACCGAGAACCAAGGGCGCAAGACAGGCCGCAGGACGACAAAGCGGCCCCCTGATCACCCCTAAATAAAAGTAGGTCTCGCTCCTTGGCCCTCTTTACTAAGTAAAAACTGGCCCCTCCTCGAGCGTAATAGGCCATATTCCAAGCGACTTGGTGTGGGGATATATTTACCTTGTTGCCTTTTGCTACTTTCAATTCCATCCAGAACGGCAATCCATCCCAAACCATGTGAACGTCGGGCACACCGCCGCCATGCTTGTTCTCAATCCTAGTTGCAAAACATTTTTTAGGTAGGTTCTTCCTGATCGATTGCCAGAAGTTCGCCTCTGGTCCCTTGCTCATCCGTTACATCCTCCGCTGTCCCATCAATCACAAAAGCTTGAGGGTATTGTTTTTGTAGGGAGGCTAGTCGAGCAGTGATCTCATCTCTAGACAGTTGGTCAATTGTGTTGATTGTTTCTCGTCTATCGATGGTTAATCCACCAAGTGCAGATCTTATCTTCTCGGCATTGATAGCAGCAGAAAACTGCCCTGCATCCTCGGCCCCAAGTGACAGCTTGTGCAATCGTTCGAGTTGACCAATGGTTGTGACACCATAGCGTCGTTCTCTTTCTTCTCTCAGTTCTTGGATGTACTCAACAACATGTGGATAGTCTCGACCGTTCAAAAGAACAGACGCCTGTTTGTTGGCAAGGTCAGGAGTATACCCTGCCTTCCTTGCACATTCAGTATTCGAATATATCCCTTCGACGATGTGTCTTGCAAAAGTTCTTTGCCTGTTGGTCAACTGTCGACCATGTTCTTTTTCAATAGATTTTGCTATGCTCGGCATACGCCCCTCATTTGTATGTCTACCACAACTTAATCCAAGAAATTATTTTTAGCAATTAGTTCTATATAGGGTTTTTCTTCCCAGAAGTGTCCTCAGTGTCCTCACGTTGTCCTCAATTCAGGGCAGTTTGAAACAAGTATACTTGACTTGAGGACGTTTGAGGACGGTGAGGACAGTAAATTTGAATGAAAAAAAAAAAAAAACAAAAAATCTCTCAGAATGTGTCTATAGTGTACTTTCTGTCCTCAAAATAATTCTTGACTATCTATTGAATTGGTATAGATTGGGGGTATTCAACAAGTAATACAGAGAGGATATAATAAAATGAAAGTACTTATTGGTTGCGAGACATCTGGTACAGTACGCGATGCATTCTTGAGAATGGGCCATGATGCGTGGTCCTGTGATATCTTACCATCGGATCGACCTACTAATCGTCACATTCAGGATGACATTCGAAACGTGATGAATGATGACTGGGATCTGTTGGCTGTGATGCATCCACCATGCACGAGGTTGTGCAATTCTGGTGTGCGTTGGTTACACAAGGCTCCACCTAATCGTACGTTGGATGAGATGTGGCAAGAACTCGAGGAGGGTGCTGCATTGTTTTCAGATGTATGGAACGTGGAGCACATACCGATGGTCGCGGTTGAAAATCCTGTGATGCATAAGCATGCGAAGGTTAGGATCAAGAACTATGAGCCGTTTGCTCAGAGCATACAGCCTTGGGAGTTTGCGGAGGCTGATGACAGCGACGACAATGTAAAGAAGCGCACATGTTTATGGTTGCGTAATTTACCGAAGTTGGTTCGGACTGGGAGTTTGGACGGATCGACGGCACGAGATGAGTGCCACAAGTTACCACCGAGCGCGGACCGTTGGAAGCTGCGTTCTAAATTTTATCAAGGCATCGCGGATGCGATGGCAATACAGTGGGGTGCATTAGCATGATACAAGAATACAAGATAGGAGCGAACCGTGGTCGCCCTCGCATTTGGTTGGAGGGCAAGCGGTTGACTGCGGCAGGTATTGGTCGCGGTGACAAGTTCACGACATACAAGGTTGATGGTGGTGTGAACATTGGAATTACTTTTGATGGCAGACGCAAGGTGTCTGGCAAGGGAGATCGTCCGATCATCGACATCGTTGGTTCGGACGTAAAGTACTGGGGTTTTGATATCGGAGACGATGTTGAGGTCACATACAACTACAAGTGGATTTTTATCAGGAGGAAGGATGATGCCTAATCATTGTTATCAACAGGTTTACATTGAGGGACCGAAACTATTAATACAACAAATTTACGAAAGCATCTGGGTTACGGCTCCAGAAGAAAGGCAGTTCTGTCAGTTGATTGTGCCCATGCCGTTCGAGCAGTGGCTTGCACCGAAAACCAAGTGGGGAGACTACGAGGTCGAAGGTTGGTACGACTGGAGATGCGAAAACTGGGGAACCAAGTGGGATATTGTCGATGTACAACTCACCAATGAGATTGAAGACGATGAAGACAAGTCCTCGTTCTCGTTCAACTGTTGGACGGCATGGGGTCCACCTACTCCAGTGTGGGATAAACTACAGAAGATGGGTGTTAAAGTTCGTGCTACCTATCAGGACGAGGGTGGCATGTTCGAGGGCGAGTACATCAACGGTGTAGATCGTTCGTGGCAACCAGAGTTTGAGGAGGAGGAAGTCGATGCCTAGAGTTAGAGCAAAAGCGGATATGATTTCGTTTATGGAGTGGGAGGGTGAAGTGCCCGACGACATTCCAGAGGATGAGATCTGGTATTGGATCAAGAACAACATCGACGGTGGTGATTTTTATGAACCAAACGAATTAGATGGCGATTGGGTCTGGGGCACAGACGTAGAGATACTGGAGGATAAAGATGATAGTTGACGTTCGAAGTCCTGTGTCGGGTTACATTATGATCAACGGCTACACTATTTATGTCGAGGTCAGTGAAGCGACGGACAACAAACCACACATACGTTACTGGGGAAAGAAGGAGGAAGAAGATGGGTAGAGTAAAAGCATGGGCCATGGACCGAGAGGAGAGGGCCGCTAATCGCGGTTCGGCTGATCGGTACTATGGTCGGGAGCCAGTGCCACATTTTTGGTTGGACAACCTGGGTGTGAACTTTGTGACGG